GGAGAACCTGGGGTTTCTTGGGCGGCACCGCCATGCGTCACCCCCAGGTGGGCAGGTTTACTCCTCGGCGGGCTGTGCAGGCCCCACGTCGGCCTCGGCGGCTTCATCGTCGGGATCGGGCGGCGCCGGGTCGACCGAGGTCACGCGCGGCATGGTGGTGGCATGCGGGATGCCGAGGCTTTCCGCCTCGCCGTCCCAGATCACCTCGCCCTCGGCCGCGTCCTCGCTGTCGTAGGACACGATCGTCATGCCGGTCGTCGAGTTGGGTTGCCGTTCATCGGCCATGCTACAGCCCGTTGCGCGCCTTCACGATATACTGGTCTTTGCCAGGAACCTTTTGGATTTCATAGACTTCCAAGGCGGTCCCGTGGCGCAGTATTACTTCGTTTTCGTGTTCAAAGCTAGCACTGGCTGCCCACAGCCCGAGCGCGCGGGTGCCCTTCCGGGCGGTGATCTGCCATTGCACCTTGTTGTCGCGCCAGCCGGACGGTGGCGCATAGGACGCGGCCGTGGACATGAAGCCCTTCACCTGCGGCCGCACCAGCTTGCCCATCGTGAGGTCGGCGATCATCTTGTCGACCTTCTGCTGCGGCATATTCTCACCGCGCCAGACAATCAAATCCTGCTGCAACACAGCATCGTCGTGTTCGAACAGTTCCTCGATATGATTGATTTGCTCCTGATAGTGCGCCGGTATTGGTGCGTCGCTTTCGTCCGCCTCGCGGAGTGAGCCGTTGACGCCGCCGGAGCCGCCCTTGTAGCTCTTGCAGGCTTCCCGTTGCGCCGCCGGGACTTTCTTCCACCAGTTGCGGTTGAGCGTCTTGGCGGCCGTGAGCACGACCGGATCAGCCGCGCTGTCCACCTTGATCGCCGCCGCCTCGTGTTTTTTGGCGCGCGCCAACATCGACGCGTTCGGCGTCACGTGCAGCCCGGTGCCGGCAGGTTTCGGTGCGGCGGGAGCCGGTTTCGGTGCCGCTGCGGGTTTCGGCGCGGCAGCCGGTGTCGCGGCTGGCGCGGCTTTACCGACGAAGCCGACACCCGGGATCGGCTCGCCGCCGAGGTGCTTGATCCAGGAATTGGCGAATTTCGCGGTATAGGCGTCGGGATACTCCACCACCGTGGGATACGCCTTCATCGCGGCGATCTTTTCCTCGGTGGTTTTGGTCGGATCGGTGGCGAGCGCATACACCTTCGGCTGGTGCTTGGAGGCGGTGTTCGGCTCCAGTTCGGCTGGGGTCGGCGCGGGCGCGGCCGGCGCGGCGGCGGGTGCCGGCTCGGGCGCGGGTTCCGGCTCGGCCGCCGCCATCTGCTCCATCTCGGCCTCGGATGGCGCGCCCTGCGCGGGTGGGCCGCCGTCTTTCTTGGCCTGCGCCTTGCCCAGCGAGCCTTTGGCGTGGCCGTGGTGCTGCTCCAGGTGGCTGATCAGTTGGTTCAGGTAGCCGGACACGTTGGTGGACTTGAAGTTGCTGGCATGACCCTTGATCGTCGCCACCAGTTCGTGCGGCGACTCGGCACCTGACGCCATGTGGTGCTCGACCGCCTGCTTCATCTTGGCGCCGATCGGGCCGGCATACTTGGTCAGTTCCGGCGCCGGCTTGAACGGCTTCGGTGCGGCCCCACCGCCGCCACCGGTCTCGCCGGCCCCCTTGGTGAACTGGCCGGTCTTGGCGCGCGGATGAGCCTCCTCATCCCACTCGCCGATCATCGCATCCATCGCGCGGAGCGGCGCCATCGCCGTGTCCTGTGCCGGATCGTCGGCCGGCAGGTCCGCCACCCGCTGGGCGATGTCGTCGCGCCGGGCGATCAACCGCTGCGCCAGTGCCGCCTTGGCCGCCGCGTCGCCCGGGCCGTGCTTGGCGACCAGCGCCTCGATCACATGGGAGGGGATCGCGGTCACGTTGGCCGCCGAGCGGCGCAACTGGCTGGGCGTCATCTCGCCGAACAACTCGTGCGCCTGGGTGGCATCCGGCAGGCCGGACACCGAATGGCGCATCGACTCCCATTCACCGACGGTATCGCCGAACGCCGCCCCCTTGGGGCCGCCCTGGGCGCGATACAGCAGGCTGCCGCCGGTATCGAGCGTGTGCATCACGCCGTCGATGCGCGCCTGATTGTCGTGCGTCAGACCGGGCGCGTCCCAGTTCGCCAGCCACGCATGGGTGGCGAAGTTGCGCTGTGCGTCGCGCCGGTCGGTCTTCGATTTCGGGTTGATGTCGGTCTTCGACTGCCATTCGGACGCGGTGCCGAGCTTGCCGCCGACGTCGGCCGGCATGGTGTGCAGCACAGGCGCGCGGGCCGCCTCATACAGCCGGGTGGCGAGCAGTTCGTTTTTGGCGTGATCCTCGGATTTCGACTGCTTGGCGTAGAATTTCCGGCCGTGGTCGTCCTCGTATTGGCCGCCCGGGTTGGAGCCAAGCTGACCGCCGATCTTGCTCATCGGCTTGAGATCGAGGGGTGCCTCCTCATCGGCGCCCTCGATCACGTGCTCGGCGATCTTGCGGTCGATCGGCTTGTTGAGGTGCTGGTGGAGTTCACCCGGCGGCACCAGCGAGACGCCCTCGGTCTCCCAGCCGTGCCCGTCCGGCGTGCCGCCGATCCGCTTGGCGTAATAGTAGCGCGCCTGGGAGGTGTCGCGCTGGGCGTCGCCGGCAAACCCGGTCAGTTCCACCCGCAGCCCGGACTCTTCGAACGCTTCCTTGATCGCGGTCGAGCGCAGCGTGTCACCAGAGTCCACACCACCCTTGGGGAACGACCCCTTATAGCCGCCATAGCCGCCCTTCGGCCGGATCATCCAGACGCGGCCGTCGGGTTCCTGGATGATCACGCCGGCACCCTGCTTGCGGCCGCCCTTCAGCGCCGGCACGTCCGGCTCATCGAACTCTGGCCCCTTGTCCGCCTCGGCCTGCCAGCCCGCGCTGGTGGTCGGGTGGTCGTGCCAGTGGGCAAACTTCACCCCGTGCAGCGAGCCGCTGGCCGGCTTGCTCTTGGTGAAGGTCTGCGCGCCGGATGCGACAGCCTTGCTGCCGGAGGTTTCATGGGAAACACCCGACAGTGATGCTGACCCACCGCCGGAGCCGAACTGGCCGTTATCGGCGCGCTTGACCTTGCTTTCGTCCCATTCGGCGGCGTCGGCGCCGAGCTTGAGCGCCTCATCGGGGTTGTCGTTGGCGCCGAGTTGGATGTGGCCGCGATCGTCCGGCCCGAGATGCACATGCACCTCGGCGTCGGGGTCTTGGGTGACCACGCGGACGTGGCCCTCGCCCGGCTTGAGGCCGTTCTCATCTTCCTGATCGCCGCTGCCCTTGGGGTTGGGCGGCTTCGGCGAGCCGGCCGGGCCGAGATGGCCGGGACCGGACGTCACGGGCGCGGGCGAGCCGCCGGCAGGCGTCGGGCCACCGCCCGGGGCACCCGGCGCGCCGGGACCGCTGCCGCCACCAGGACCGCCTCCAGGCCCGCCGCTGGGATCGCCCCCAAGGCCGGCCAGCGGATCGCCTTCCTGCGCGGGCGGCGTCGGCGCGGGTGTGGTGAGATCGAGGCCCTGATACGGGCTGTCGCTTTCGCCCGACAGTTTCTGGCGGATTTCGTCCGGCGACAGCACGCCCGCGTTGACATAGACCGCGTCGAGGTCGGCGTCGGATTTTCTCGCGGCTGCTTCCTCTTGTTCCGACATCTCGCGCAGCGGTTCCCAGGCGTGCGTGATGTCGGGATCGATCGCGCCCCACAGGCTCAACTGCATGACGTTGAGCACGGTGGTGAGGTTGGTATCGAAGAACGAGGTCTGGCTGGCGTGGATGAACTGCGCCCAGACCTGGAGTTCGCCCTCGCTGGTGGCGTTGAGGCCCGACGGCGAGATGCCGAGCAGCACCACCAGCGGGATACCGACGGCGGACGCCATGTGCTCCTGCGACTGAGCTTGCAGGTGATCGAGCGAACCGAGCGGCGCCGAGACATTCTTGAAATCCTCGGTGGTCTTGTCGAGCACCATCAGATTGTTATTGTCTCGGAAGAAATTGAATAGCTGGGCGCGCATCCTCATCTGGTCGGTGGCGCCGGAGTTCAGCACGCTGCCCATGTTCGTCATCATCACGGGCGTCGAGAAACTATGAATAAGATCGGACACCGACTGACGGGTGCGCAGCCAGTTGTCCACATACGGCTTCGCCATCTGCGACAGTGACAGACCAGCGAATGAGTAAGCCGGCTTGAGCATGTCCGGCATTTCGCGACCGATGAACGGCAGCACCCGTGTGCGATGGATTTCCTTGCCCATCACCCACCACGTCTGCGGCAGGTAGAAACTTTCTTTCAGCGGATCGGATGCGTTATACATATTCGGATAGCACCAGATCGGCTCGACCACGCGGATGCCCTTGAGGCCGCCTTTCTGGATCATGCGCGGATCGACCGGCAGCGGCAGCTTCATGAGGTCGCGGTCGTCGCCCTGGCCGGTGTCGATGTAGAGATGGCTGCGACCGAAGAACCCGTCGAGCAGCGCCAACAGCGTGAATTTCTCGCGCAGCTTGTGCGCTTTGATGCAGTCCTCAAGTTCGGCGATCTTGTCGCTCTTGTCGTCCTTGCCCTTTGCTTGCAAACGAAACCATCTGCGGGTCATGTCCTTCGCGATGGTCTCGCTGATGCGGCGATACTCGGTGCGCTGGGCGAGTTCGGCGAGGTAGGGAAAGCCGAGCCAGAACATGCCCTCGGTGACGTTGCCGTAGCCGAGATAGCCGCCCTGCTGCATCGGGTTGTTGAAGTCGTCCATCGCCATCGGACGGATGCCATCGGGCACCACGCCGCGCGGTGGTTCGGCGGGACGGAACAGCCGCTCCATGTCCGCAGCGGTGGCGGAGCGGGTCGAGTAAAGCTGGAACGGTGTCACCTGGGCGTCGCGGATCGCCCCCATGCCGACCAGCGCCTGATACATCGCGGTGGCGTCGAATGTGGGCTGCGCTGGCGGCGCCGGAGGCGGATCGGACGCGGGTCGAGTCAGCGATGCGGCATCACGCGCGAGGAGGCCAAGCAGGCCGCCAACAAAGGATTGCCACAGCGACATGCCACCTCATCGGCCTGGGGGGATGTGGATGCCGAGTGCGCGCAGCGCATCGGGATCGATGTTCATCGGCGGCTGCTCGACGATGGCGTTAAACGCACGCGAGGTGGCGTCCGGGTCATCGTCGTGGGCACCGTCGGGGAAGTTCTCCAATTCGGTGAACCACCGCTCATTCCAGCGCCCGCGCAGCACCAGCACATTGCCCACCTCGGCCTGCGCCGAGAACGGCCCGAACCGCGTCACCTTGTCGCCCGATTCGGGCGAGTTCACCACGATGAAGCCCTGCAACAGATGCGTCATCGCCACCACCTGGGCGACGCCCGACTGGCCGGGGTCTTTCGGGATCGAGGTGGTCGCCTCGCGGCCGTCCTGCTGGGCGTAATTCAGCACGCGACGGTTCACCTCGGCCGGGCTGCCACGGAACGCATCGGCGTGCAGCACGATCCAGCGACCGTCGTGCATCACGCCGATCTTGACGGTCGAGGTCCAGTCAGGATCGTTGTTGTCTTTCTGCTCGGTCGCGGCGAAATCCCAGCCGCGCACCACGCGCACGCACACGGGCGGGATGTCGACGATCTGGCACCATGAGCGGTTGAAGTAATAACCGGCACTCGGGCGGATTTTCCAGTTGCCGTTGAGCAGCCGCTCGCGCTCCACCTTGGCGAGCAGCATGAGATTGCCGAGATAGCCCGGATCGTTGCGCATCAGCGCCGGATTGTCGGCCAGCTTGGCGGCTATGAATGTGAAGGATTTGATCGTTTCCTTCGATTGCCCGGTGGCCGCCATCGCGGCCGCCTTGCTGTCATACCAGACCAGTTGATCGTCGGCGCCGCGCACGAAGTAGCGCACCACGCCGGAGCGTTCCGCGATCGGATAGCCGGTCGCGGGATTGACCCACCACGCGATCAGGTCGGCGACCCATGAGCCGGCGTCCGCGTTGCAGGTGGCGCGTATATACGGACGTATGCCGCTGGGCGAGCGGTTGCGGGAGATCAGGTAGAAGAACTGATCCTTGGTGAAGGTGGTCAGTTCATCGAAGCAGATGCAGCCGATCTGGCTGCCGTGCCAGTCGAACACCGTGTTCGGGTGCTCCAGGTGCGCCAGCTTGACGCTGCCCTTGCCGGGCCAGCGCCATTCCATCCGGTGCATCACCGGAAAGCCGCGCGCGAAGTAGTAGAGCTTCTCGGTCTCTGACCACAGGCCGCCGGGGCGGCGCAGATCGACCAGGGTGCGGCGGAAGATCACGGTGTCGAACGCCGTCACCTTCTGCGGGTAGCGCATGCCCTCCAGCAACAGCGCGTAGGACTTGCCGGAGCCGGCGGCGCCACCGAACACCGCGATATCAGCCTCGGTGTTGAGGAAGACTTCCTGCGGCCCGGCCTGCGGCCCGATGCGGCGCTCGACCCGGCCGCCATCAGGCATCGGGTGGGCCTGCGTGCAGGCGCCGTGTTGCCCCTACAGGCCCGTCGTCCACGGCTTCTCCGTCAGGCATCGTCGGTGCCGGTCTTGTCGGGCGTATCCTCGTAGGTGCCATCGATCGTCGGCGGCTCAGGCTCCGGTCGGTCGCGGCCGTTCTCCGGCAGGTAGAACCGCACCACCTCCTCGCCGGAGACGTCGTCGCCGAACGGCTCGGGGGTCTCCTCGCTGCCCTTCGGTATCTGCCACTCGGAGCCGCCGTGGGTCTGCAACCAGTAGCGCGCCGCCGACATATTGCCGGCCAACGCTTCCTTCACCACCACGAAGCCGACGCGTTGCACGATGCGCGCCTTGCCGGCCTTGATGTCGGGCTTGAAATACTTGTCGAGCGTGTGGACGTTGATGCGCAGCGCGTCCGCGATATCCGGGCGCGTCGCACCGTTGGCGGCGAACACCATCGCGATGTGGCGCTGCTCGGGGGTGGGCACGAAGGTCGGGATGCGGTTGCCGGGGCCG